ATGCGCCCTGTATTATGGGCAAAGGATGCGGATAAAGACGGGAATTGTCCCGTGGCTATATCTATAGCCGGGGGCGGTAAGCAAACATATTTCAACACTAAAATAAAATGCCCTGCTGATCTATGGGATAAAGCAGAGCGGAAAATAAAAAAAGGTGTCGCGAACTATGATATTAAAAATAGCAGGGTAGCAACCCTCATAAAAGATACCGAGCGCGAATTACTTATCCGGCAATCACAGGGCGAAGTTATTACGCTTGAATTGGCAAAGTACTTAATGAACCCGGACAGGGAGGTAAAAGGCGGCTTATTCCTCCCCTTCGCCAAAGAGCTAATGAAGGGCAAAAATGCATCTACACAGCGCAGGTACAATGTGGAGCTATCCAAGATAGAGAAATATAAGGGTAGCGGGCTTAAATTCGGGCAAATTACACCGGACTGGCTATCAGCCTACTACAAGTATCTGCTGAAAGAGAACAGCCATAATACGGCTATAAATGCGTTTAAAGTGATACGCCATGTTTTTAATATTGCAAGGAAAGAAAAGTTAACAACCCTGTACCCGTTCAATGAATGGGAGTACCCGCAATATAAACAGCCCAAGCGCGATTACCTGACAATGGAAGAATGTGATAGGATATACGAAATACTGAATAAGGATTATGGGCAGGAGGTGAAATTGGTAGCGGCTTTCTTTCTGTTGGAGGCATTCTGCGGCCTGCGTGTTTCTGACTGGCATAAGTTCAATGTAGAGACTATGGTAGGTAAAAAAGAGATAGTATTCACCACCAAGAAAACAGATACCCCGATAAGAATACCGTTTGAAAAAATGCCGTCTTTAAAAAAGGTGGTTGAGTATATCCGGGACAATAACCTGCACTACCCATATAAGACCGATAAAGAGGCAAACGACATGCTTCGGAATGTAATTGCCGGTGCTGCGAAAATAGGGCGTAAAATAACCACGCACACGGCTAGGCATACATGCGCTTCTATGGCTCTTAATAAGGGAATGAGCAAGACAGCAATAGCCAAGATGCTAGGAATAACGGAAAGGCAGGTTGATACTTATGCGCACGCCAGTAGTTCTATAATAGAAAATGAAATTGACAGGATAGGCGGCTTTTAACCACCTTCTAACGCCGGGAATGAAAAAGCCCTGTTATTTTTCTATAAACTTCATTTCCCTTTTCGGAAAGTTTTATTTCATAGCCTTGCAGACGTAGATAATCCGCTATCTCTATTAACTCAACCCCGCTAATCGGATTTGTAGATTGCCCGCTAATTTCCCATACATTGAATTTATTGAAAAACACATCAATGCCTGTCCTGTCAATGTTTTTTGACATTAAGCGGATTGCATTTTTATCAATGCTCAAACTCACGTCGCCTAAATCCATATTCCACGGCTTCATTCTTTCTCTGAATACAACATGCGTTATGTAATTAGCATCTTCTTGGGTAATTTCTTGAAGTGGCTTTAATTTACGTCCCATCATCGTGCGTTTAAGAGTTCAATAGTTTGTATTTGTTCAGAATATCTAATACTGCTTCCGATGGTACACTTTCGTACCCTTCCCACTCCGCACAGGCTTTCACTATCTCCTCAATAGCCATCATCTTTTCGGGAGTGATGGGGGTAGGGGAAATGTAGGTAAAATCTGCATCTTCATATGTTGAAACCAATCCGTGTATCTCGAAATGATTGTCCTCAAAATAGGAGATATATTCTTTCTCGTGTAGTCTTACAAAATAATATCCTGCTGGTCGCATAGTTTCTCCGTTTTTCATCGCTATGGGTTGGGGGTTAAAAAATTAGCACTTCAACAAATGAGGGGCAACAATAGGCTATTTCTGAAACTTCGCAATCCATTTTTGGTTTCATTTCTTTGGCGAACTTTTCGGCATCCTCTTTAGTTTCACGCTTCACGAACATTTGCCCACGGTAGTTTTTAAAGTTTGTACGGTTGCTGTTACGCATGAACCATTTTACATTCCAGTATTTCATATCTCGTTTTTAGGGGGTGTTAAAGTGATGTGATTAAGCCTAATTCCTCAAGTTCACCAATTGTTATAAGCCTGTTTTCAAGCCTGTTGCAGAACTGCATGAACCTTGCGCCAAGATTAAAAGCATCTTCATTGCTTGTTATGGGCACTGATAAAGCCCATCCGTCTTGCACTACTTCGCTATTGCGGTTTTCTTCTGCTAAGAACTTTTTAAGTAGTGGAGTGTTTTTTATTATTACTGTGTTTTTCATCTTTTCAATTTTGAGGTGAGTGTTATGCAATTTCTGTTTCGAGCGGTATTTGTGAGCCAACATCCTCCAAAAATTCTTTCATGTTTCCCCTCACGCGACTGTTGTAATCGTATCGGCTACCCATAAATTCCTTTAGTGAAATTTCAGGCAGGCTGATTGCTTGTAAAGCCTCAAGAGAAATAGGGAAATAGAAAGACGGAGCTAGGCTCATTGAATTGTCTTTCCGCTCACATACTCCAAACTGTGTGGCGTATTGAACTTTGCCGTCAATAAATACCTTGCTCATTATGCCGTAACAACATTCGCTGTCAACTATGACGTTAGCGACTAAACCGTCAGCACTTGTGCGGTATGTAACACCTTCTTTGGGTGGTACTGCTTCTGTGATTAAAGCAATTAATTTTTCTTCGCTGATTGGTGCGACCATTAATGTGTTTTCGTTTTGTTTCATCTCTTATCGTTTGTGTCAGCGGGAGTGCTAACGGTGTAAAGGTAATGGTTTATTTTGTATTTCCAACTATTTTATCAAATTATTTTAAGAAAATCTTTTTACTCATTTTATTTGGTGGTTTGGATTATGTTGTTTATCTTTGTGGGACAAAAGCAAAGATATGAATGCGACAATAGATTTTTCAGAAGTATTAAGCCTAAAGAGCCTGAAAGTCTTAGGGTATACTACAGACTTTAACCAGTGTGATTGTTGCGGCAGAGAAAGCTTAAAGGGCACAGTATCGATATTAGATACGCGCTATGATGTTGTTTTACATTACGGAACCGGGTGCGCTGCTGCTGCAAATAAATACGATACTCTTGATACCCTTAATGAGGTGAAAAAGATGATTAAGGAAGAAATGAAAAAGTATAATACCGCTGAAAAGTTGGCTGCAAAAATGACCCTTGATTGCAACATTCAGAAAGCAAAAAATGAATTTAAAGCTGCGCCCGAAAAAATAGCATACGATAAACACATGATAGACCGAGAACCATTACTAGAGGCGGCATACAATGATTATGCAGAGCATTCTAAAATAGTTGAAGAAACCTTTAGGCTTGGCAGGATTTGCGACCTTGTTAAAAAGGGAATAATGGTTAAATATTCTATCCCATTTGAAAATTCATATAAGATATGATAGATAATAGCATAACCCGGCAGTGCTTTATTGATGGCAAGGTAAAGAAGTGCAATGTATTAATTGGCGTAGTTGCCGGGACTATGCATTTTATGACGTGCAGGGTTGTTAAATACAGAATAGTTGATAACGATTTTCTCGTAAAGCTAAAAACTCCAAAAGAATACCCGCTCGGGCATAAATATCTTTGGCGGAATATAGATGAATTATAAAATTACAGTATGACAGACAGAAACAAACGCACCGACATTTACAACTTGAAGATATTAGCTGAAAAGGTAGGAACGCCAAACGCCTACCAGAAACTGAATTTGCTATTTAAGGGCTACTCTGACTTAGTAGATGGGGCTACCATAAAAAAGACTATTGAGGTCTTGGAAAAGGAACATAAAGCCACGATTAAACAATTGAAAGGTAAATAATCACTAACAGCCTATTCCCAACGGAATGGGGTAAATTGCAGGGTATGGAAAGTAAAATTGTAGACATTGCTGAAATGCTTATTGATAGGTTTAATCAATCTGGCAATAGTAGGCTTGATTTTGTTACCTCTTATATTCTGCCGCCTGAGGAAATTGATTTTATTGAAAGTTTTGGTTTTAAAGTGTGTGGCGGTCACACAACAGAGGCGGTGAGCTACGATTATAGCCTTACGCGGGCAGATCGCTAACCTTTGGCACGGGAGTTGCTTGTATAATTGTCCTATGTTTTGGAAATGTGAAACAGATGCACGTAACTTTGTGTTCCTATACTCCCTATCCAAACCAGAACGCCAAGTAGATAGTCAGGCATACGCGGTCGCACCGCAATGCGCTTCGCGGTTGCCAAAATAACTAATTCTAAAACTCTGATTTGCCCCGTATTCTTACGGATTGCATGAAAGGTCTTACCATACCAAAATGGGTTCAGTTTGTTAAGGGGTCTGGGGATAGTCTGGGGTGGAGAAAAATAAATTTTGCCACGTCCCGCATTCTATTTACCTTTGATTATTATAAACCTTAATATAAACCTATCAATTCCTTTCTACAATGCCCAAGCCATTCGAGGTTGGTAATCAATTTTGGAAATTACGCACTAAACACGGGGTAGATAAACTATTCAAAGACCCGCAGTTACTTTGGGAGCAAGCATGCGAGTATTTCGAGGCTACAGATAGCAGAAAATGGGTTAAAGACGATTGGGTCGGCAAAGATGCTATAAAGGTGGAAAGAAAGAACGAAACACCTTATACCAAAAGTGGGCTAGCTCTGTATCTTGATTGTGATTGGAGAACAATTGAAGCGTTGAAAGAAGATACCAATAAGGATTTCCTGCATATCATCACGCGCATAGAGCAAATAATCTACACTCAAAAGATAGAAGGGGCAAGCGTTGGGGCGTTCAACCCAAGCATCGTAGCCCGCGAGTTGGGGTTAGCTGAGAAGCAAGAAATAGATGCCAATGTAAGGGCTAAAAACGTCTCTTTTGAATAGTGGCGAATTACACACCTCAATATAACTTTTCAAAGCGCGGCTTTAACCCTTTATTCTGGCATATTCTGCCACTACTGCGCGACCCCAAGATAAGATACATCAAAGTTGAGGGCGGCAGTTCGGCAGCTAAGACATACACCATATGCCAGGCGTTGTTAATTGACGGTTTCCAGAATGAATATAGCTCAATGGTATTCAGGCGGCAATTAGTGGACGTTGTGGATAGTATATACGCCTCATTCAAAATGGCAATGTCCGGGCTGCAACTGGATTATTATGAACAGCAGCAGCACTTATTCAAAGGCAAGGACGGCAAATCAGATGTGCGCTTTCGCGGTCTGGAAGATGAGGAAAACATTAAGGGTATTGAGAAATTTAATGTTGTATACTTTAATGAGTTCAACCAATTCGAGGAACATCTATTCGACCAAGCCAAATTAAGGTTACGCGGCAGGCCAAATCAGAAGTTTATCTGCGACTGGAACCCGGTAAGCTCCGAACTATGGCAGTATAAGAACGATATAGACCTACAGGAATGGGACGAATTGCCACTATTCATTGAAGGGAATGAGTATAGCCAGTTAAACCCGGAATACTCATTTAAACGCATCAATAAAGCCGGGGATACTGTTTGGATAAAAGTTACTTACCGGGATAACTATTGGGTTGTAGGCAGACCCAATGGCGGCGGCTTCATAGATCAGCAGACGTTAGATAATTTCGAGAAATTACGGACACAAAAACCGCACCTATACCGCATCTATGCCAATGGCGAAAGGGGTATTATGCGTACCGGGGCTGAGTTCTGGAAACAGTTTAACGAGGATAAGCATGTTAAGCCGTTGAAGTATGATAATGAAACAACCATACACATCTCGCTAGATGAGAACGTGAACCCATACGTTACTATATCTGCGTGGCAAATCATTGAAAAGGAGATAAGGCAGGTGTATGAAATTCCATGCAAAAACCCTGATAACAACGCGCCCAAAGCCGCGCAAAAACTGATTAAATGGCTTAACCAGATAGCGTATAAAGACGTTGTTTATATCTATGGCGACCCATCGGCAGATAAGCGCAGTACGGTAGACGAAAACAGTCGCTCTTTTTATGATAAGTTTATTGAAGGGTTGAAAACAGCAGGTTTTAGAATAGTAAACAGGGTTGAAAAGTCAGCCCCGGAAGTGGCATTGTCTGCGGCATTCATCAATGACATTTACGAGTACGAACATGCCGGGTATAGCATCACAATAGGCGATAATTGCACCACAAGCATTTACGACTATATCAGCGCGAAAGAAGATAAAGACGGCAAAATGCTCAAAGAAAAGGTGAAAGATAAGGTTACAGGCGTTACATATGAACCTGTTGGGCATTTCTCGGATGCAAAGCGCTACTTCATATGTTCCCTGCTCAAATCAGAGTTCAATAAGTACAAATCGAGGGGCAAGCCCGTTTGGGGCATCAACGCATAAATTAGCCTATCCTAAAAAAATAAATTAGGTAAATCAAATTTAGTTATTTAATATTGCATACAAACGCACACAATGAGGGGCTACCCACGTGCCAATAAAAGCATTACAAAGCCTGCTATGTCGAAAGATGTAGTGGGCTTTATTTCGTTTGTTGCCAGCCCCTATAAACCTTATCACTCTATCACATGGGAACGTACTCATTAGCGCAGATAAGTAACATTATCACGAAGCGACCCAACAAAAAGCGGGTGCAGTTTGGGCAAAAGCTCAACAAAAAGCTCATGCTGCACCTGCATGGGGTTGGTATGAAGCAAGCCCTTAAGCGCCTGCCGTACTTCGAGAATGAGCAGGTTTATTCAGCCCGGATAGATTATGCGCTGAGTAATATTGACCTTTTCGAGCGGTTACTCAAAGAAGAAGAACAAGTATTCACCACCCGGGGTGGCAGTTCCTACTTTAACTTGCCGGAAGGCGAAGAAAAGCAGATGCACGAATTGCTATCTGATGTGGTTTTTGGGCAATCGCTACGCCAATGGGTGCGCAATTTCGGGTTAAATGCATACCGGGCAGACCCGATGGGGGTTATCTTCATGGAGGTTGAGAAAGTTACAGCTATTGAAGGTAAGGACAATAAAGAGGCGGGAAAGCCTTTAGAGTACGATATTGAAACGCCTAAATGCTATCCTACTTACAAATGTTCTCAGGACGTTTGGGAATACCAATGCAACGGGCGAAGGTTGGATTATATCTGCTTTGCGCTGACAAATGACGAACTGATAATGTACGGTATTACGGAGCAATCTACAACCGTATATCCAAATCCTAGTGATGCAAAGCCCCCGGTAAATAAACAGTATTTCCGTTGGGTGGATGATAGTCAGGATGTGATATTGAAATTGGAGGTTTCGGCAACTATAAGCTCTGACGGCAGCACACCACAGGTTACAGTATTGAAACTGGATGGTGTAGATAACCCGATCAAAGGACTTTGGAATAAAGTACCTGCTTTTATTGTTTCTGACCTTATACGTTTTACCGACCCGGCCACATTCGACACACCTTTAAGGAGCGTTATTGAGCTTGCAGACGCATTTTTATATGACCGAAGTATAAACCTGCTTACTAAAAAGTATCACGGGTTCCCGAAAGCTGTAGAGCCGCTATTGCAATGTACTATGTGTGGCGGTGAAGGATATAAAGATGGACATGCATGTAATAACTGCACGATACCGGGACATGATAAAGGCACAGGCTACCAGCTTCAAACAAAAGTATCTGACGTAGCTAAATTCCCGATTGAGATACTAAACAAGGATGCCGCGCCGAACTTCAACTATAAGAACATCTTTGGCTATGTAACCCCTGATATTGAGGGTATAAACATGCAAATTGACGGGCTGCGTAGCCTGGAAGAATTAATGTTTATCACTTACTGGACAAAGAACAATAACCAGATACAAGGCTTTAATGGCAAGCAGGATACTAAAGAAACGGCTACACAGGTATTGACCGATTTGCAGGGCAAGTACGCCCGGTTGAACACTACAGCGGATTGGGCAGAGCAGACCGAAAGAATGATTGCGAACCTTATCGGTGAGTTCTGGTTCAATGAGAATTATAAAGGCGCGAACATCTCTTACGGGCGCAACTACATACTCGAAACGCCCGATACCGTACTGGACACCTATTACAACATGAAAGCCAACGGTGTGCCTGATAGTATGCTGGATAATCAGTACGAGAAGTATATTAACTGCCTGTGGCAATCAAACCCGATACAAGCCAATATTTACCGTAAGAAATTCGATACCGAACCATTCCCGCACTTATCGGCAGAGGAAGTAGAGAAAAGCGAGTTTGTGCTTGAAGAAGATAAATTGTGCAAACGGTACTTCGGTGAGTGGGACGACAGTATTACAGATGCGGAATGGACGTTCAAAGATGTAAAGATATTGAAGCAGTCTTTAAAAAACTTTGCTAAAGAGAAGCAGACCGCTTTAGATGCAGATGTAGCGAAGGACACAGAACGGCAGGCGGCATTAACAGCAGCAACTACCAAACCAATTGCGGCATAACTTATGAACCCATACGATATAATTTACAATGAAAAGCTAGGGGAGTTGTTGAAGGATGTGCAGTTTATTTTTGACACAGAGCGGCACAAAATACACGTCCCAACATTCAACACCTTCGTTGTTAACGCCCTAAAATACCATACCGAAACTACGCTCGATTGTTCCCTTTCGGAGTATAAGCAGGTGTATAGAAATGCATCATTAGAGCGTAAATGGTTTATGCCGGAAATGTTTGTAGCGTTACAGGCGGTTAAGTCATTGCCTCCAAAAGATAGTTTGTTAGGGACAGGTGAATGTCTTGATATTGAGATGTATATTGAAAGAAGGGAGGATTGGGATTACCTTTTAAATCAATGGAACACCATCGCAGCCCCCTACATGGCAGAAGCCCGCAAATTCGCTGAGGACAAAGCCAAAAGAGACCAGCGGGAACTACAGACAAAAAGCAAACTTGTACAACTAAACGGGCAGCGCCTTGGCAAGTAAGATAATCATATCTAAAGAACTCACGGATAAATGGGTAGCTGAGTATAACAAGACCTTTGCAAAGTGGTGTAAGGCGAAAGGTGCAAAGAAAGAGGCTTTGGGGATGGAGCTTGAAAGGTTGAATGAAAAAATAAACCAATAATTATAAAAAATGGCAAACCAAAACCAACGCAATAGCGGGGCTGTTGCAGACAAAAAGCATCTAAACGAGGGTCTCGGGTTAGAGCAGTTTAATTATGCCGAAATGAAAGGCGAAATGTACAATAAGTATCTTGACCTTGTAGAAGGCAAGGTGATTGACCCTGACGACCCACACCAGCGAAGGGCGGGCGGGCTTAATGCGAATAAGCAGTACGTTTTTGAGATGTGGAACGTAAAGCCAATTGAGAAAAGGCTATTCCCTAAATCACGGGTAGATAATACAATGGTTCCAAACGGCTTTGAACTACGCGAAAACAAGCCGCGGACGGTAACAACAACCTACCTCAAAGACGTTCTATTGCTCAACCGGGCTCTTTATGCGAAGATTGCAGGCGACAACAACAATCCTATATTCTACTACGTCCTGCAAATTCCCAAGAGCGAAAAATAACTGCTAACCCATTAATTCCAACACAACTTAAAACTATTTTATGATAAAAGCTGAACATAAAGAGAAACTAAAGAAGCTCGGGATAGATGTGGATGCAATTATAGCAGCACACAATGACACAGCCGAGAAAGACATAACCGTTCCAGACGGTACAATACTGACCGATGAGCAACTTACCGCCCGTGATGATGTAAAAGTAAAAGAAGGAGAGAAGGCGGGCGAAAAGAAAGCTATTGAGATAGCAAAAACAGAACTGAAAAAACATGCAGGGCTTGATATTTCCGCAGACCGTTGGGGCGATGTAGGCAAGGAAATAAAAGCGGCTATCAACGCTACCGGGGACACTAAATTAACAGCATTGCAGGAACAGAACGCCGCATTGCTTGCAGATAAAACAGCCTTGGAAACCGCGAAGGCGCAGGCGGAAACAGCCCTGAAACAAGGCATGTTTGAAGTGAATATCCTTGGCAAACTGCCCGCTAACTCCCTTGGCTTATCCCCTAAAGAAACGTTTGAGCTTGCCAAAATTCGCGGCTATCAGGCGGAGCAAACAGAAACAGGGGTGGTATGGAAAAAGAACGGTGAGGTGATGAAAGACCCGACTACACATGCCCCATTGACCGAAGATAAAGCGATAGCGGCTATATGGACGGCAGAGAAATGGACACCAACGGTAACGCCACCATCAGGCGGCAGGGGTGGAGCGCAAAAGCCATCTGGCGGTAACTCCGCAGCAGGCTTAATGAGCAAATCGGCGGTTGAGGCTGAATGGGAGGCGAATAACCCCGGCAAAGGAATTGCAACCCCTGAGGGTATGTCGTTCTATGCTGAGTATGCGAAACAGCCGGGTTTTGATATGTTTAACTAAGTATGCAGGGTACATTTTCATAAGGGCTGGTTCTTTCTAGGGCTGGCTATTTTAAAAGATACACAATGGACGGATATTTGCAATTAAAACAGGAATACAGGTATTTATTAGATAGAATTGAGTATACTAAAGACGTTGACGAATTTATGTTTTTATCAAAGCAAATGCATGCTATTCGCTTGGAGTTATTGACTATAGAAAGCGCATTGCCTCATTCAACTAAGGGCGGCGGGAACTATGACGAAATACACGTAATGGATTAATTTTTTCTTCTTTAACACTTGTCGGCTTGCCTGTTCTCAGGTGAGCTTTTTTTCAGTAACTTGCAGGTATGAGTATCGTAGAGTACAATCTAAAGTTAATGTTTGAAGCGCACTGTCGTAGATATGGCGCAACCATTGATAATGTAATAATTGCGCTTCATTATTTTTCTTTAGACCGCCACCCCGTAACCTTAGAACGTTTGGACGATGAATGAGATACACTACCAATATGACGCTGGAATTAATTTACGGGATGTCATTTTAACGGTAAAACCCGCAGAGTACTATGCCCAATTAAAGCACCCGAAAGAATGCTATCTTCAATGTATTTCTCCCCAAATTTTGGAACTTATTGATTTATGACCACACGCAGCAGAAGGTATTTTAGGAGGAATAAATACAGCTATTCTCAAATAACAACCATTGATGTGTTTGCTGGTCTTAGCAAAAAGAAGAAAAAGTATTTATCCAAACAATTGGCATAAAGAAAGCGGCTCCTGTTAAAAAGCTCAACATGGCGGGGCTGGGCTTTTTTCTCGTTTAATTAGCCTCCCCTCCAAACATTTCTTAGGCAATCCCAAAAATATTTTTGGTGGAATGAATATTTATATTCAATTTTGTATCTGTAAGAAATAAACGGCGTTTACAACTTACACCTTTCTTCCGGTGCGGCGCACCAAAATACTACGGCGTAGTATAGTTTACCAAAACAATTTTCTATAACCTTTTAATCCTATCAACAATGGCAAACTACGCCTTAGGTGCGCTCGTTAATGGGCAAACCATAGTCACCAAAAAGTATAACGCCCCGGAGCAACGCAGGCAGATGCCTACCGTAATGGATTTGGCGTTGAAGAACCAAACAATCTCTATTCCTGACGCACAGGCTCTAAGGGTTTCCCCCTTGCGCACCGTAGATGTTATCTATAACAAGAACATCGCAGCAGGAAGCGCAACAGCCAAAGCATACAACCACACAGGAACCATCGGGGATAGCGGCAAAATAAACGTTACCTACCAACAGACTGTAGAAACGTTCAGCCTGCCCCGCAAAATCGCATACAACAACATTGAGAAATATACTCAGATGTTCGCCAACCAATACGAAATGGCTTGGAAGAACCTGAAAACAAGGCAGGATGTTCTGGCGCTTGCTTACCTGTACGCAAACCGCGTGCAGCTTTCGCAGGCTACAATGGCGGCACGACTTGCATCTGCTTTTGGCGCAGGCGCAACAAATTGGAATGATACAAACTACGCCCTTGAGCTTTCGAGCGGCGACCAATCTCTGTTCATTGCCAATGTAAAGGCGGCTTTGTACGCTTCTTACTACAATACTGAATACGACATTATCGCGGACGTTCAAAAGTCGCTGCAAATTGAGAACTACATGAACCAAGGAACAGGCAACTATTCCAATACTTCATGGCAGTTTGCGGGCTGCAATTTCGCACGCACGCAGATGAATATTGACAGCAACTACACAGCAGGTACGGTTCTAGCAATGCCAGCCGGTGCTTTCGCGGGTCTGTGCTGGAATGAGGGGCTTAACGTAAAAGGCGACTTCGGCGACGAGGGCGGCTCAATCGGTATCCTGACAACTGCCAACGATCCGTTTGGCGGGCAGGCTATAGCGGACATTTCCATGTACTCACAAAGGGCAGACACCAGCGCCGACACAACAGGCGGCTCACCCGAGGACATTGTTGACCAATGGGAGCTTACCCTCACAATGGGCTATGTAATACCCCCATTGTCCACCGCAGGCGATAGCACCGTAATGGAAATATCACAGATAGCAGGCGTATCATAGTAGCTGCAAACCCTAATTATTAAAACTATTAAACCAAAATAAAATGAAAAATCTGATAGTTCTCTTTTTAATATCCCTTTGCTCTGTATTCGCTTACGGGCAAAGCGGGCAGCCTACGGTGCAGGGTAACGGGGCAAGCCCGTACTTTACTACTGCGATGCATATTGTAACGCCACAGGGCACAGCAAAAGCCATCGATACACTCTCTAACGCTGACACGGGCAGGGATTACATTTGGGTGGGTGAGGGATTTGATATGTCCTTTGAGCTTACGCGCCGGGTAATATCAGGCACGGTAGCGACAGAAAGCCAAAAATTGTACGGCTACAACAACGGCGGGCGCAAACTTACAGCAGCACAGGCGGCAACCGTTACAGGCACAGCTATTACGGGTAATACCACTTATTGTGCCGGGTGCGTAGCAACTACTTATACAGTTGTGCCGACAGGGACAGTAAAAACCAAATGGCAGATACCGCGTAGTTCGGGTTGTTTGTTTGATAATTACTATCTCGAAACAATACAGACCGGAACAGTAACCGCAACTCACTCAGCAACAGTAAGCACACAACGATAATACTACTACTATGGCAGCAACCATCTCAAACGGCTTTGACCTTGCACGGATATTCCCCGTGTTTCAGGGTCGTTTGGGGTGGCATCAGCCTACCATAACGGGTATGCCTGTGCTATCAGCGGCAAATCTATCTGCAACCTGCGGGCGGTACTATGACAGGGGTTTTCATAAGGCGGTAACGGTACAAAACTACTATGAAACGCAGGAAAACCCTGAGATAACTGATAATCAGTTCAACCAGCTTTTGCAGGATGAAGACCAAGCGGTTATTACGAGGTTGATTAATGCCGTGCTGAATAAGCCACAGTTAATAGAGCATAAAACATGCTATACACGGTTGGCATACAGGCAAAGCATAATCATACCTAATGATAATTTGGCGGTTGGGTATCGTATTAATATCGCACCCGGGGATTTCGCCGTGAATATAGATAGCATAGGGCTACTTTTCGATGGGGCAGTAACGTTCAATATGTACCTGTTCAATGACCTGATACTAGCGCCCGTTCAAAGCAAATCAGTAACAACGGTAGCCAATACGCAGGTACGCGTATCGCTTGATTGGGTGATGAACTACATTAATAGCGCCACGGCTGACGGTAATATAGGCGGCATATGGTACTTAATGTATTTTCAGTCTGATTTGGGCAGCGTTCACGCCATAGATGAGCAGTTGAATATGTGGAGTAACACAGATATGCTTGGGGCTATCCCTTTTCAATCTGCAAAAGTTGGTTCACTTGACTTCAACAGGACTAACGTATCGGCTAACTTCAGAACGTACGGGTTCAATTTCGAGGTAAGCACATACAGGGACTATACCCAAACCATTATTCAGAATGCGAGCCTGTTTGATGAAGCTAGGGGGCTTACAATGGCTATCAATGTGCTTGAGCAGATATTATTCACCAGCAGGGCAAACGGCAACCAAAGAGTGATGCAGGATATAGCCAACAGGTTAAGCCCATCACTTGATATGCAGAGCGGTGAGTTTAACAGCAACCCGTATATATCAGGTTTAAAGCAGCAGTTAGCACGTGAATTGAAGCGTATAAATGCAGTTTTCAGCCCTAAGCCCGTGCCTATGAGTGTTCCTGTAGGTGCAAGCCGTGGAGATATTAACTGGCAGTACGAAGGATTTGATATAAGGGATATGCCGAGCCGACAGGAAGCATACGGCAGATACCCATAGTAATAAATGAAATGAACTATCTATTAGATTACCCTTATGGAGCAGATAAATATATACAGGATGCGCAAACAAGACTGTATGATTACCTGCTTAACAGGTGGGGTCTAAGTTTAACCCCCTCGCTTTATCGGAGTTTTGGTAGAGTTTACAGGGTGCATACAGAGGATGGCTATATCCCTCAAGCGTTTAACGACAGTAGCAGGGATTACATTTCGAGCAGCAGCAGGGGTAGTAATGGCGGATTGTTCTTTGAGGATAAATTGGCGGTTCTATCATACGTTTATCAAGTTGACCCGATACGCAAAAATGATGTAAGGGACGATGTGCTGAAAGTAGAATGGATGTTTTTCATCGACTTGTCAAAGATTACACCGGGCGGCATAAGCGACCAAGCGGGGTTCAGGTTAGATGAGATAGCCATAAACGATGTAAAGAACTTTTTGCAGAATAACGGGTGTGGCTTTACGGTGCATGAAACGGTAAGGGAGGTTGATAAAGTGCTGGAGCGGTTTAGCGGCGCAATGAAGAAAAACGCTTTACACGAGAACATGCAGCCAAAGATGTGTTTTAAGATTTGCGCTGAATTGAGATACAACCCGCAGATATTTACCACGCAGCAGCAAAAACAGTTACAACCAATGCAAAAGAGTGTTGTTCTTTATATAAAAACAAGCCCCGATACAAGCCTTTTAATACCAGTAGGGGACGGGCTGTATATGTATCAGGAATACGCAGCAGGTAACACATTAAAGCCGCTTGTTACAACATCCTCAACAGGATATTTGGCAGGCAAGAATATGGAACTGCCTTTTGTATATAATGAGCAAAATATATCCTTACCTGATTTCAATTTAAGTACAGGCGTTTGGGACAGGACAGGGTTAGGAGTACCAACAGGATTTCAGGACGGCGACATAGTAACATTAACATTCACAGACCAAGTATAAACCTTTTTTAATAACAAATAAACCTTCACTATCATGTCAGCACAAAGCAACGTAAATCTCAACCCCGCTCTTTTTTCGGGCAACTCAGGCATAATCCCGAATTTCCCTGACTTGGGGATATTGAGGGCTATTGTGAAAGTTCCTAAAGGGACGGTAATACCCGCTACCGCTATGGTTAGCCAATCGGCATTTGCCACGTATGTAAATGCTAAGTTCCTGTTACCAAATACCGACCCGCTAAAGTGGTATTTCTTTAACCAGCTTGACGGCTTTAAAGAGAATACCGAGAACGCCGCGAAGGAGAAAACAGGGCGGTTGAACCTTTCGGTTTATTCTTTCCCTACCTCATTCGAGTGCCGCCACATGGTAGGTGCGGGTAACTACATAGAAGATACCAAATTCAACAACTCCCAAGGGCAGTTTGACGATTTCTACATTGATGATTTCGGCAACTGGCACGGGACTGTGGATATTACAGGCGGCACATTAGGGCTTGCCTGCTACACCGTGGCTCAATTCTTTGTGCCTAACCGCAGGATGCGCACAACCTCAACGGGCAATATGTACATGCTTGAAACGAGCCTCGCGGACACCGTGCAAACCAACGGCAACTTTAAAGTATTCGTAGCAGGCACGCAGCCGGACGCGCTTGTGGGGTTGCAAAATGCGGTGTTACAGGACATTTCGGATATTATCGCCCCGGCAGCGCCAACAACAACAATAACCTTCACGATCAAAAGCGGCCAGGATAGCTTCGATGTGGTAAAAGCATATCTCAGCACATTAACGGCAGCTTGCTTTGTGGCTACAAACCTTACGGCGGGCGGTACTGCAATTTCCGCTACCCCTTCGAGCATCACGACCGGCACAAACGTAGTGAGCGGGCAGACCTACTATTGGGTGAAAGCGGTTCTTTCGGCAGCGCCTACAGCGGGTAATGTTGTAAGGATTGCCCTTGCTGCCCCATCGGTGGTAAATGCGATAATTCCAAACTTCAACATGGAGAGCATTATCGGCAACAACGTGAACGGCCAAAATTGCTGTATCCATACATTCTAATAACACGGTAGGGGTGTAAAAGCCCCTACCTTTTTAAACCTATCAAGATGCAGAATATTTCATTTGATGATAATTGGGTAAAGTCTGTAAGCAAAGACGATTTTTTAGCCTACTGCAAAGAGCATGGCTACGATGCCGCTTTAAGCGAAACTGATATTATCGGCTACTGGACACGGTTAAACCCTACGCCGAAAGCTGAAAAGCCTGTTAAGGTAAAAGAATAATGAATGTCCAATGTAGTGCAAGCCATAGAAGCCGTACAGCGGTTACGCGATAACCTTATACGTATCGCGGGTGAGGCTATGATGGAGCATAAAGAAGAAATTACGGCACTCCTTACAGACCAGCAGTATGAAGAAGGCGTGGACGGGGACGGCAAACCACTACGTAAATACACGCCTGCAACAGTTCTTATAAAGTCAAGTTACGGCACTTACAGGGGATTTACCGACCTGCATAATACGGGCGCATTTCAGTCCACAACCGATTTAAGCGTAGATGAAGCGGACGGCACATACTCATTCAACAGCCCTGCAAGAACGAACCGGGGCGAATTAAAAAGCCAATGGTTGAACAGGTGGCAAGGAGCAGATGTAATGAAACTTACCGAAGATAAGAAGCCGTTAGTATGGAAAATTATATTTCCGACTGTGATAGAAAAGGGTAAGGAAGTAATGGCGATACAATAATAGAATGTCCTTTCTTAATAAAATATTCCACCGCAAAAAAGCAGCACAACCCATTCCCGAACCTCCACCCTCAAAGTTAATAGATAAGATTAGCAACTGGATGGTAAAAGGCATGATAGATTGCTGTTTTTACAACGATTTCAGCAGTATAGGTACAGGTTCGCCAGAAGAAATACAAGCCGCTTTTGGTAACCTGATAAGCCAATACCACGATGCATGCAAGAGCGAACACATGAAGCAATATGTACGCTTATCCGCCAGCATCAAGACAATAGAGTTTCAATGGCAGACGGTCAACCTGATTGCCGAAATACTCAAAGAGCGGTTTTGTGAAAGTGCAGCCAAATACCTGCGTGAATTATACCCGCTTTACCCATTCACCCAAGAAACATTTGAGCATGATTTGGGCATGGTTGGCAAAGGTGAGATAGCCAACCAGATAAAGTACGAAAGACTTAATACGGAGCTTGAAAAGCTAGAGAAGGGCTTAAAGAAAGATGAACACCTGAACACCCAGCAGAAACATGAAAACTTTATCAACAGGTTATTTGAGATAAACAAATATGAGGGTGTGAAGTACGATATAAATACTATGTCCGTGCTTGAGCTGGCTATAGCCGAAAACAGGTTATCTAAATACATCGAGGACTTGAACGACCAAATTAAAAAGAATGGCAGCGTTAATTAGCGAGATAGTAGGCAGTAATGCAGAAAGTGAGCTAGAAAAACTACTCAAGCAACTTACATCGGTTGAAAAGGAGCTTGATGTAATTAACGGTAAGGCTATTTCATTGAAGATAGATTTTCAGGGGGTGGGTACGTTGTCGGAGTTGACGGCAATGTACAAGCGTCAGGATGAGGTGTTAGGGTCTTTAAGAACATCGGCAGACGGGTATAAGAGGATATTGGGCGAAGCCGCCGAAATGATTAAAAACCACAACGGGCATAGCAAGGAATTTGTACAAGTGTCGCAAGGGGTCGCTAAGACCTTAACCGAAGAAGCTAGGGCGCGAAAGGAAAACGCCAAGGCTATGCTTGACGAGCAGAAGTATGTAGCGGCACTCAATAAAGAAAAAGAAAATCAGGAAGCTAAAGCCGAAAAAGCACGTATAGCGGCGGAGAAAGAAAGTAACGCTTACTTGCAGCTGCGTAAAGCATACAACGAACAATCCACCGCCCTTAAAGGCATGATTGTGCAATATGGGCTTGCCGATGAAAAAGTAAAGTTGCTAAAAGCCGATACTGATAAGATGTACCAATCTCTTTTAAAAGCAGAGGAAGCGGTTGGGCAGCATCAGCGAAAGGTTGGGCAGTATCAAAATGCAACAATGGCATTAAGCCAATTGATACGTGAAGCCCCTGCGTTTGCAAATAGTGTAAATACCGGGTTGATGGGTATTTCCAATAACATACCTATTCTAATAGACCAATTCAAAATACTTCGGGCAGAGGTTGGCAGCACAGGAAAGGCATTGAAAATAATGGGAGCATCTTTCTTTGGATTTACAAACCTTTTATCTATCGGTATGACCGCCTTTATGATGTATTCTATGGGCGTTTTTGACTTCGGACAAAAGGCAGATAAAGCAAGTGAGCAAGGAAAGAAACTACAATCAACTTTGCAAGGTATAAACGAAGAAGCGAGAAATTCGGCATTGGCAGAAATGGAAAGCACGGATAAACTGTTTTCCACCGCCGAAAATCTAAATTCCGCCTATGGCGATAGGATAAGCGCAATAGAAAAACTTATTTCCTTGTACCCGGAATTATTAGGGCATATCGAGCGTGAAGCGTTCCTGACCGGGAATGTTGCGGAAAAGCAAAAGATACAGGAAATTATATCCTACAAGTCGGCTATTGAGGCTCGTAAGAAGGGCATAGAGGAATTTAAGAAGCAGATAACTGACCTTAAAACCAACGCAAACCTAGATGAGGATGGGCTTAACGTATTTGGCGAAACATACGACCCAACAGACTATTCAGCAAGCAAATACACAACACAATCCCCTAAAACACAGAAAGAAATAGATAGGCTAACTTCTTTAATGACGGCGTACACAGTTGCAAAAAACAGTTTTGAGCAATCATTGGCGCAACTAACCAGTACAAAGCATGAAGGGCGTATTTATGAAGATATTCAGAACGACATAGAAGAACAAACCCGATTAGTTAAAACTACAGTAGAAGGAACAAAAGCCCACACTCAGGCACTTGCCGACCTAAAGAAGTTTCAGGAAGAAATGGATAGGTACATGGGGAAAGAGAAGAAAGATAAAAAAGACAAAGGTCTTTCCGAGGCAATAGAGGACGAAAAAGCACGGCACAAACTGCAATTAGAATTAAATGAACAGGCTTTTTTGAATAGCCGCCAAACCTTCTATGAGCAACAACAACTAAATGAGGGGAATGCAAATGAAGCCCGTACTCACGCCGAAAATATGACGCTTATAACCACTGACTGGCATAAAAAATCAGGTGAAAGTGAAGAAAAGTATCAGGCTCGGTTGAAAGAAATAAACGCCGAACTGATTAAGGAACTGAACGAGGCTAAGAAAGCAGGTGACAAAATCCGAGAGGCAATAATTCAAGGACATATTAAAGCTAATGAAGAAAGTCAAAAGTATATTGAAAGCCTGCAAAAGCAAAGGGCGGAACTTCAAAAAATCAATGACGAAATAGATGCGTTACAGGCAAAAGCGGCATCACGCAAGGAATACGCCGAGAGTATTAACCCACTATTAGAAGGCTTTGGGTTCAATACATCATTTAAACAGGCTGTTAGGCAGAAAAATCTGGATATAGCAGCGCAGCAGAATAAAGTAAACAAAGCAAATAGTGCAATTGTTAGCCTAAAAGAGTCAGACGACCCAAAGAATTACGGTATAAAACTTGGAGAACTAAAGGTTAAAGCCGCCAATGAGCAGAAAACCCTTTCGCAGCTAGAATTGGAGCGTGAGGACATGTATAATCAGAAAATTATTGAAGGGAAGAAGAAGTTAGCGCAAGAGAGTGTAAAAGCGGCAACAGACGCGATAAATGAAATATCTGCAAAGCAAGATGATGAATATAAAAGGCAACTGGCACGAATTGACGAACTGCAAAGGAAGGCGCTGATTAATTCTCAACTTGAGATAATGGCAATCCAAGGGCGAGCGGGATACCAGATAGAAAAGGAAAATGAGATAGCTAAGGTTACGGCTCAAGCCAGGTCGCAGGAGGCGGCATTTGAGGCAGAAAGGAGGTCTATAAATATAGCTCAAGCAAAATTTACCAGAGAAAACGCAATCGCTACAGCAATATTAAACGGGGCAGTCGGCGTAACTAAGATATGGGCAGAATATGGCGCACAACCACTAATTGCCGCGGCATTAACCGCGCTACAGGCTGGTATTGTAGCATCTCAGATTTCCAGAGCGCAGAGCGCACCAGTTCCGCAATACGCAGAAGGGACAGAAGACCATAAGGGGGGATTGGCTATAATAGGTGATGGTGGCGAGCCAGAATATGTAAGCACACCTACTGGCGAAGCTTTTTGGAGCAAACCCACTTCAACATTAATAGATCTCCCCAAACACTCTACAGTAACACCTTTAAGTCAAATAGCGAAATTTATTCTTACAGGAAATCTATTGCCTACTCCAAATATAGAAGCTCTTAAATCAGCGCAAATAAACCAAACGACTGACCAAAGAATAATAGAAAGATTAGATGATATACACGACACATTCATACAGTCGGCAGTCAGGAGCGGCACAAATGTAAATGTGAATATAAAATCAGATACCAATAGGAGGATTTATAATAGAAGCTAATGGCATACGACCCACTTATACAAATGACATTACAGGACGCATCTGGTTTGTATTATTACGCAGATCAAGCGGATGATAATTCTTGGGTGGTAAGCGCCCAAGTTGGAAGGATATACTTAAAAAACTTACCGAAAGGGTGGGAGAACATGAAGCTATCTTGGGAAAGGGATGCAAGATACGGCGGTGTTTTTCGCAGCTTAAGCAGCAGTCTTGAATACTGCAAGGATGGTAGGGCGATACTAAATAAAATAGCAACAGAAAGCACGGTTGAGGCATATGCTAAATTAACAATTTGGATGTGGCAGCCGGATTTTACATACGCTGAATGGTATAGTTGCCTGATAGACTTTTCTACAATTTCCAGCTTGAGTTATCCGGATAAGCTGCAAACGGAATATTCAGGAACACTAAAAGCGGGTACGCTTGATGGGGACTTGCACATGCTGTTAGAGACGCGCGGCGGCGTTCAATATAATATGCCCTTTTGGGAGTATGATAGCGCAACAAGCTCATTTTCTACTGTCGCTAAATTCTTAGCGCACACTGGCATTAAGTTGCTATATTCATCAAAGTATGAGGGAGCGACCGTAAACGGCTCACCTCTTCATTTAGTGGTTAATGGGTTCAATCAGGGAATTATAGGCAGCCAATTGCACACAATCCCCGCTATGACGTTTAGGAGCGAAACGCAGGCAAATGGAGCAACAACGTTTATAGGAAACCAGATACTTACAAATGATCTAATTACAGGCAATCAGGGGCAGTATAATAACGAGGGGAATTATAAGCTCCCGGGGCAAAGCCAACCATTTACTCAGCGCAACAACCTTATACATAATAACCTCAAGGTTCCCGTGGAATTGAATTTTAAAATTGAAGTTGCATTTTCCGGAACATGGTCGTATAACTATCCATTCTTTTCAGGGTTCAGGCCAAACATACTTTTTGCGCTATTTGAGTGTACGCAAATTGATGGAATAGATGTGATAACAGAAAGGTCTTTAGCTAGATTAGACCCCATAATATTAGCGCAATGGGAGATAGGCGGGTTTAATTCTTCGGGAAGCGCAACTTACGTCCCGCCAACAAATACTTGGACGCTAAGGACGGGGGATGTTCCACATGACGAATTTGTTATGAATGCAAATCCTATTACCTTAAAACCCAACCATAGCTACACCTTTGCATTGTTATATGATTTCTCATTCTTGCCTGCATCTGGTGTCCGTGTCATGCCGTCAGGCAACACATTGGATTGCACCTTTAGCAACTTATCTGTAACGCTGTTTAGTGCCTATAATGGAGGCGCGGCAGCTCCTGTATCTGCCCCGCAAGCCCCACCAAATGCATTCCCTTGCTTTACGCCTGCCCAAGTTTTGGATAAATTGGTTAAGTCACTAAATTCAGAACGGACGAATAATTTTGGCTTCCCGGTAATACCATCCACAACACCATATGCGGGGGTTAGTGATTATCTGGAAGATACACTCATATTGCCGGGGGATAACTACGACAACGTGCCACGGCTTACATTTTTTACAAGCGAAAGTGCATTGCAGAATTTGCCCGGACAGCCGTTTTTGTCTATGTCAATAAATGACTTCTTTCAGTCAGCCCTGTCTATGTGGGGTTGTGGCATGGGCATAGAAAATGATGCTACGACAGGCGACCCCACCGTAATAAGGATAGAGCCAATGGCACATTTTTACGATGCGTCTACTGAAATATTTGACTTGCAAGATAATGTTTCAGCGCCCGTTACAAAAGAATTGGCATTTGATTTGATGTGCAGCACAATAGAGGGTGGATATGGTAGTCAGTCATTAAATAATGTCTATGGCGTGGATAGCCCACATGCACCGCAATCATATAATTCACCGCTAAAAAATGCAAATAAGAAAGAGAGTTTAGTTAATACGATTATCGCTAACCCATATTATGAAGAAAACAGTAGGCAGCGGCAGGCAACGAGCCCGCTACCCGTAAGCGCCGCAAATTCAAATGGCGGCACAGGTTCTAGTGGTGGTAACTCTGCAATGGTATTCGAGGTTGGCGTGGCTCCCGCATATGAGCTGCCTGATGTGATTAATGGTATTACAGTATCTGTCGCCACGCCAGATAATATAGCATATCCAACAGAGGCGTATGGTTTGCAGCAATACCCCACAGCCCAATGCACAGACCCAACGGCAGCAAGTGCGCCCTACTTCAAAGGCTATTATTACCCCGATGCTATGATAAATAACGGTATTACTCCACGTCGTAACCTTATGCGAAATGGGGCATGGTTGCATGGGTTATTTGATGGGCAGGAAAGTAAGTTTATCTCTTTCGTCAAACAATACCAAATGTTGTTCAACGGAACAGCAGTTGAAAAGCCTAGCATAAGTTCAAATATAGATAGTGGGTTATTAGATGAGGTGGGGGATATTGCGGTTTCTGATTTAGCTGCAAAACTATTCAGACCGTGGATATTTAATGTAACTACCAAAGTGCCTATAAATGCATACGCTCTTATAAACAATAACCCAAGAGGGTATATAAAATTTACCTACGGGAGCAGAACCTACAAAGGATTTATTATGTATGTAGAGCAAAGCGGGATAAACTCACCTGTACAGCTAAAACTATTGGCACACCCCGAAACTACGGATGCTGATTTGAGGGCTATTTAAGGTTTGATATATATGTTGCCAAAAAAAACTTTACCTACATCAACACTCATATTTAATCCATACCCTAAGGTATTGCTAAATATAAGTGAATTGTGAATTGTATTCTGTATGGGAGGGCTTCCTGAGTATTCATGCTTTCCGTTATCTGCAAAAAGTATAACTAAATAAGTTTTCTTATCTGAAGGGTAATAATACCTCACAACATGTGGCTTAAAACTTGTTGTTACATTTGTTGTTGTGTCTGTTTCGGTTATGCTGTCCGAGGTAAAAATAACTTTAATGCCCGTATTCTCCACATATACCCTATTCCTCACGATGCCGAAACTATCTAAAACATGAGAAAAACCGCGAGGGTAGCTAGAGTATAAATTTTCTTTTTTCTTGCAGGCGGCAATAGCGATAATGGCAAAAAATAATATTTTTTTCATGGTTTAGATGGGTTTGGTATTCCGAGAACAAAACCCTCTGGGTGCAAGGATGGGTCTAGCACCATATGTGGTATTATGGTGAAAGTTTTATCTATTTCGTTCGCTTGCCATTTGCAGACGAATAAATCATACACGAAGCAAAGACCGCCATACAAAACGTAAAATCTTGCACCCTTTACTGGTTGTATTTTAGTACATTCTATAAAGTGTGTCGCTAAATCTGATGTAAAAACATGAGGGAAAATATAATCGCTAGAAACAAATGGCGTTTTTATCTTTATTTGAGGAAACCCGGCAATCGGGAATGGCATTATACTAGATGAATGAATATACCCGTCAATTTTCACATAACCAGACCCATTAGGCCAAACAAGGTAAGCTGCATTATCCCACAT